AGTTAAGAAAAGTGGTCTTGTTAAACTCAGACCTAAGATAACAAGTACACGACCTAAAGAGAGATCGTTGATAGCTGAACACATAGCAGAAGCTACTGGAAAGGGTAAGGTTGAGAAGCCATTTTTCTTGGTAAGAATATATGTAAAAATTATGGATAAAATAAGGGAGTGGAAAAAATTATGAAAACAGATATACCAGAAAAAGTAAAAGAAACTCTGAATGATATTGGCATGAATGTTAAGTCTGCAGGTTGGGATTGTCATGGCACTTTTGTGTTACTGCATAAAGCATTAGAAAAAGTAGCAGTAAAAAATAAAATCACTTTTGATAAGCCAGAGATTCTAGAATGTAATTCTGAAAGACGTATAGCCAGTCTTATAGTTACTGGGCATATGGGAGACAAGTCAGAATGGTCTATTGGAGAAGCATCTCCATCTAATAATAAAAACTCTTATCCATATGCTATGGCAGAGAAAAGAGCAAAGGATAGAGTTATACTTAAACTTCTTGGTCTTCACGGAGATGTCTATGCAGAAGATGAAGCAGATAGCTTTAAAGAAGAAAGACCAAAAGAAATAAAAGGTGGGACTGTTGATTCAGATGACCTAGATGATGATCCAGAGGTTACGTTTAAACACCCAGACAACAAAGAAGAAAAGGCTAAAGGTATAGCTATGATAAAGGAAGTTTTTTTAACGTTCTTGCCAATACAAAAAACCAGAGAAGATATAGTTAGTTTTTGGAAGAGTAATAAAGAGCCAAGAGAAATGTTAAAAGAATTATCTGTAAAAGACTACGAAGAAGTAGAAGTGGCTTTCAAAGAGAGAGCAAAAACCATTGAACAAGGAGAAGATAATGGAAAATAAATACCCTGCGACTGGATCGCTTTTCACTCAAAAAGATAAGAGAACAGAAAGATCCCCAGATTATTCTGGTATGTTAACAATAGAAATGGAAGTCCTTGATGATTTAATCAAGCAAAAAGAAGAGGGCATACTTGAGCCTAAGATGAACCTAGTAGGTTGGAAGAAAATTTCAAAAGCTGGTAATGGCTATCTTAGAATAATCGCTAACATTGAGAGAGATAGGCAAGATAATAGGAATAAATATCAAAAGCCAGTACGACAAAACAATGCTTCTGACGATAAGTTAGATGATGAAATACCATTTTAAAGGAGGGTTAAATGGAAGAAGTTAAAGCAAATACTGAAAATTTAGGAGTTCCTAGTGTTAATTTTGAAGCAGTCAAAACATCAATGATGCAAGACAAAAATGGAACTAACATAAGGCTAACAATACACCCTAATGATGTTCCACCAGAACTTCATAAGGATTGGGTTGGCTCTAGATACATGGTTGTCATGGTCAAATTAAATGAAGATGGCACTCCAGATAGTGGGGAAGATAATGTCAAAGAAATCTGATAACAGTACAGATATTTCAACAGACTTTCTCACAGTAGATGGTGTTGCTAAATATTTGTCTATAAGTAGATCAATGGTTTTAAAATTAGCAAATGATCCAAAAGAAAACTTTCCTAAAGGATTTGGCATTATAAAATCAGAAAGAAGAACTAAGTATCTATACAAAAAAGAAGACGTTGCTTCTTGGGTCGAAAGCAAGAGCGACAAAGGTTAACGTTAATTTATGCGTAAATTGTATGAAAATAATGAAAACCTAAAGTCAGAAAAAAATGTTATAAGCTACGTTTCGCAATGTTGGAACGTAGCTTCTTTTAAACTACCCATGTCATATAAATTAGATTATGCCATGTATCGTAACGAGAAATTAGTTGGCTTTGCAGAAGTAAAATGCAGAACACATAATTTCGGAACATTCCCAACATATATAATATCTTTAGCAAAAGTCCTAGAGGCTAGAAGACTTGGCAAAGAAACAAATACTACCCCAATACTAATTGTATCGTGGACAGACAGAATAGGTTATCTTGATTTTTTTAGTTATCACCAGATTAAACAAGGTGGAAGATCAGATAGAAACGATTGGCAAGATCAAGAACCTATGTGCCATTTTGATTTAAAACACTTTAAGTTTATAGGAGAATAAAATGAGACTCGCAGATAGCTTTGAAGATGCCTTTGTAGGCACAACAATAAGTGCATTTGGAAGAAAACAAGTTGCTATATATGATTACGACAAATGCATATTAATACTCATGCACGATAATCATATGACAGAAGAAGATGCCATAGAATATTTTGATTACAACGTAATTGGGTCGTGGGTAGGCGAAGACACCCCCATATACATCAATCAGCATACAATTTTAAACATAGAAGACTACTTGGAGGATCAAGATGAAGAAGAGAAAACAAACACTAAATAAAGCCAGAGACTTAATTATGGGAGACAGAGCAAGCTCATACGGAGATGCACATGAAAACCATGAACGCATAGCTAAAATGTGGTCTATAATATTAAAGAAAGATATTACTGTAGAGCAAGTTTATCAATGCATGATAGTAGTAAAGCTATCAAGATTAATGGAAACACCTAATCATGAAGATAGCTATGTGGATATCTGTGGATATTCTGCACTAGCTAGTGAAGAAACCTCATCAGAATAAACAAGTTCATTGTTGCAAGGTGGTCGCCAGAACCCTAGTTCAAGACCATCTTAAAACAATGCTAGTGAACCAAGTGTATCAAAAAATATACAAATTATTTAAGCCAGCTGGCTGCGTAAACAAAATCCTATTTTATCGTGAACTTTTAGAAACTTAATTTTACCTTGTCGTTTGTTTTTGTGCGTTGAGCTGCTGCGACAAAGATACCTATTGTATCGTAAACTTTTGGCTATTTGTTAACGTTAACTTTTACCCTGCTTTTTTAAATCCTGCAGTTCTCATTAATATTAAACCTTGTCGCATTAGATCATTTATCTTCTCTCGTCTAATTCTTTTAAGATTTAACTTAGTTTCTTCTGGTATTCGTGGATTACGTTCTATCTCTTTTATCTGCCTTAACAATCTATTCCTAGCATTGTCTATAGCTTTTATTCTACCTGCAATCCTCAACTGATCCTTGTACCTCGTAAACAGACCTCTTACTGCTTCCCCATCTCCAGACTTCTTGGCAAGGTCTATCCTTGCGAGTACCGTGAATAGGTCTTGTCTGTTCTCTAAGTAGTTTCCTACATCTTCTCTTTCACTTGGGCTAATTATCACTTTTCTAACTAGTGGTACTGACCTCATTATATCGCCTTCAAAGTCGCCTTGAAGAGCATCAATGATATTAAATGGTGCTTCTAAAGAACGTTGAGCAAACGCTCCTGTACCACCTGCAAAGTAATCAAACCAGAACTCTAGTGTATTTGGGCTGAAGTCTATAAAACCACTCTCTACATCATCTCCACCAGTAAGGCTATTTATTGATGTTGCTATTCCTTTAGCTATAGAACTTGTGTTAGACCAATATGCTTGACTGTCTGGTGTAGGTCTTGATGCAAATGTAGGACTTTCTTTGAATATTGGATCGCCTTTATAATCCTCGTTGATAGCCAGACTTACGAATGGATCTAAAACTGTAGGTGCAGTTAAGTTATATATATTGTCAAATCCACCAAACGGACTGATACTTTCAAATGCAGTTCCAAAGATAGTTCTTGAGGCTTCTCCTGATGTGTATTCTCCTCTTGCAGTTCTGCTTAAAGCTCTTCCAAAATTCGTGGCTAGATTTAATCCATAAGATAAAGGTATCTGTATAAACTTGTCTCCTGCTAAACCAAACGTAGGTAGTATCAAGTTATGTTCGAGAACGTATCTAGGTAACTCATCATAATCACTTATACCATCTTCATCTTCATCTCCAGATAATAGAGAATTGATTTGATCTTGCATGATGCCGTAGATAACCAAACCTGCCCAAACTTTTCTTACCTTGCTTGACTTCGCGGCTGCATTAATAAGTGCCATTGATCCCTGAAGGGATGCGTTGTAAAACAAGTACCAAGAATTCATTAACGTTTTGTTTTCACCACCTTTGGCAAAGTTCACGGTTACGTTCCTAGCTGCTTGTGCAGCCCGGGCTGGAGTAACACCACGCTTAACTAATGAAGTAAATGTTGCTACACGAACACCATTCTCAACTGCAGTATTATAATCATCTAAGAAATTTAATAACTTTCTTGTAAATCCATTTTTATTTAAACCTAACTTACCTTTAATACCTGTATCGGATATATCTCCTAAAATACTGCCAATATTATTAATTTGATCTTGTAGATCGCCCATCTGATTAGTGGCGTTCTTTCCACCAGCTTCTACAAACTTATTGTATTCTGCTGACCAAAATGTTTCTTTACCACCCCGTAAAACAGCCACAATGCCTTTAACTGCAGGTAATGCACTAGTAAGAACTTCTTTAGTCATGCCTTTTTGATCATACTGTTGCATGTTTACACCAGCTGCCTGTAAATCCCTTGCAAAGTTTGGTATAACAAATGATGGGTTATATGTAGTATTAATGCTAGAAAGATATCTATTCATCTTTCCTAGTGCTTTGGTAAACTTGCCAACACTCTCAGGGCTTAGATGCCCCTTCATAGCTCTACCTATTCTTAAATCCTTAAAGTTAACCTTAACTTCTACACCATTTTCTTTTACTGTTAATATGTTCTCTGGTCTTAAATTTCTAGTATCTGTAACTATCTCAGCTATTTTATTCATCTCTCTAGCTAAAGCATCGTTAATAGCAAAACTACCATCAGCTTGTTCTTCTTGGCCTCTTAAAAGGTCCACAAAAGACCTGCCTACTTTATTTCGCTCACCTCTATCTATTGATCTTTGATTTTGTGCCATTAATGAAGCAATTATATTTTCGGCATATAATGCTTGACCTGTTGCTGACCGGTCTTCCTTACCAGCTGCACCAAACAAGTTGGTAGTCATTCTTGGTTTACCCATCAAATCTTCTGAATCTTTGCCTATTGCTTCTGACTCATAGTCAAGGTCGCCCCTCAAAGGAACATAGTTGTCATATACTTGTGATTTAAAGTTTGAGTCTAAAAGTTCAGGCTTTATTAAACCACTTTCAAGGCGCTGTTTATTTGTGTTTGTTACAATATCTTTTGCTAAGTTTTCTATTCTTGCTATTTTACCCTGCTCTGCAGTATTCAACGTAGATAACCAATTTATTATGGCGTCTGCTTCAGTGTCCGCCATACCACTACCCTGATTTTTACCCTCAGATTTATTCTGATTTATGTACCTGTTCCTTTCTTTCGCATGCCTTGCGTAAAGGATGGCATCTGCAACTGCTAGTCTTTTATCTATATATTTTTCTTTCGCTAACTTAAAAAAGTTACTTACCTGACTTAAACTATTATACTCGGCATCAGATATATTTATTGTTTTAATAGTCTCTGACATAGGTTCAAACAGTTCTTTTTGCACCTTTTCTACCCTTGCACCTGCTCTGCCATGAAACAACTCTTCTTGCATGTAAGTGTCTAATGCATCGGCAATAGTAAAACCTTTTCTTTTAAGTTCATCTAACATATCTCCTACTGGTAACATGGCATCTTGAAACTTAATTAATATCTTCTCAGCTTCTTTCTGTGCCTTTTCTTTTTCTATTTTGCCAAATGTAACTTTAGATACTATTTTACCTAATATCTTAGATAAATTATTGTACTGAATATTAAGTCTTTTATTTTCTACATCTTGTACTATTTGGTCACTATCTGGTGTCGTATCCGTTGTCGGCATAGCTCCAACAGA